CACTTGTCGGATGAGTACGATTTTTGTTATCGCAGGGGAAACCGATTAAACCCTGCGGCCCATGGTACAGACTCTACAGAGAAACGTCAACAGTGACTATGCTCTCGAATGAAGTGTCCCATAATGCGCGAGGTATACGCGGCGCGATTAGGTCCATCTTTTTGCCGGGACGTCTATTCACTCTCTGGAACCCGAGAATGCCGTCACATACTGAAATGTAACAGTCAACTAGATCCTGCTCCCAAATGCCATAGACATTGTGAAGAAAGCTCCCAAGACAGTCGGGGTCAATAGTAGGCGCACTGGTGGTCATAGACTTGAGTTCCTCCGCAGTATACTTGTATGCCATCGCCTGATTTCTCATGTCCAAATGAGGCGTGGCACTTAACTGTTCGGCGGTGTCCAAAAGGAGAGTTCGTAAGGAGGCTATGTGGCGATGCTCATAAGCGGCGGATAGTAACTTACCGCTCATGTAATCTTCATCTGACACTGCCTTGTTAAAATTGCTCCTAACAGGCAGCTTGCTCACCACACGCCCAAAGGACGGCACGGGGAACGTTCGGTTGACGCTGGGAACGAAGCGTTTGCGCAGGAAGGTAGCCTGCTCGCGTTTTTCAACGACTTTGCCTTCGCACTTCATTCCAGACTCTCCCGCTACACTGTCGAAGGCATCCTTCAGCCCCCGACGATCCTGTGTAGTATACGTTAGCTCATCGTCCCCGTAGACCAAAGTGGTTGATTCGGTAATCCCAGCTTGCTCCAATGCCGCGAGTGCAGTGCATGCATTGACGTATCCATTGCCAGTAGTGGTAGTGACCTCACCACTCCAGCGTTGCCCCTGCACTCGTCCCTTAACACCGTAACGTGTGAATACCCGCACACTAGTGTTAGCAGCAAACTCCCGAACAAACCACTTTGGCGCGCCCAGTTTATAGTAAAACATGGACTCCCACTTACGAACACCGGCCGGTTGCGTCCCATCGTTGTTCTTGAAATCATTCTCAAAGGCCTGTCCCGAAGTATGGTGCACTACTTCTGCAATCTCGTCAGCTGTCATCCCAACGCAGTATATGACTTCATTCCCCTTGTTCCTTGGGTTTCTGCGGTTGAGCTCTTCAGCTATGCGACGAGACAAGTAATAGACGACGGACCCCATTACAAGATTGTACATGTCGCCTCCCTGATAGACGACACGGGGCTGGGATCCATCTGGCTTGAGTAGAGCCTCAGATTTCGCAAACACGACTTTGTCCGTGTATCCAGGCAGGGTGAAGTCCTGCGAGTCCAAGAGAGCGCCAAGCCTCTCCCGCTTCTGCCCGCTCATTTCGCCCAAATAAGCGGTGATTGCCTCCCGGTCAAGACGTATCTCTTCGCGCTCATGGATCTTGCCCATAAGCATGTGATGCCCACGCACAAAGGCATCACCTACGTCCTTCGAAGGAAGGTAATCGCAACGCTTCTTTACAGCATGGAGAGTAGCTGCCTCAGACTGCGCAACGACCTGCACTGGAACACCCTCGATGAGCGCCCCCTTGATCGGTCGGGAAGTGCGCGGAGGTTCAGTAGTCCGTGTGACATTGACC